ACAAAGGGTAATAAAAACATTATTTCTTTCTCATAGTAGTTAAAGTCTCCATATCCTATACCACATCCTAAGATTGGTGTAAGGCTTACGGTAACATCATTTGGTTTAATGAATAAGTATATAATAAGGTTAATAAACACAGCCAGTGTTACTATCCCTATTAGGATTTTCCAACCCAAGAATAGTTCTGGATTGTTTATTATATAATGCAGTGCCCATACAATACCCATTACAGGTACTAGAACACATAGCGTTTCTTTTAGTAGTTTCTTAAGTGATTTTGACATTTGATTAATTTTATTAGGTTAGCATCTTACATACTTTTGTTTCTGTGCGTTCCAGCATTTAACTGGTGCTTGTTTAGAATTCTTACAGGTTCTTGACGACCCACAAGAGGATAAGATGGGTGCTGCTATAAATAGGAACACCATAAGGTATATTATTCTTTTCATTACAGCGGTTTTAATTATAACTAACAGCATACTCTAAGAAGTCTAGACTCTGTTGATAGTTAAGGGTTATTATATTATTATCTACGGCTAAGAGTCTTAATGACTCATTAGTTAATAGCTCTGCTTCTAAGTAATTCATACTTGGTGAGCCTAATTCATTACGATTGACACGCTTATGTTCCATGTCTCCTGTAAAGAAGTTAACATGTTGGTCTTGTTCTCTTGAGAAGAGTACGATACCTATGTTCCTATTGTGCTGAACGAATAGCTCAGGCTTTATAAAAGTTATTTTCATTTGTTTAAAGGTTAAGTGGTTATTAATTATACTATAATAACAAGGGCTTCAAACCAGATGGTTGACACTAACCTCATGCCTTATCAACAGTGGCATTTGTGCTAGTGGTTTTAAGTTATTATAGATATTTTAAGCAGTTTATCTACTTGCTTAGGTATACGCTGTTGCCAATGTTAGTTGACTATATGTACAGCCTTTCTATATTCTTTTAATATTCCGGGTACTATGCTTATCCTATAGAAGAAGAGACAATGCATTTAGTTTGTGCTATTACTCCTCTAGTAGTAGTGTTAGCTATATTTATATTATTAGTAGCTATGAATATTATTGTGTGGTAAAAGGTGGTAATTAGTGGGTATTGATGCTACATTTATTAAATGCCACACACATTTAAATACATTTTTCTTTTTTTTCCTTGAGTTTGCACCACAATTATAAGATTGGGAGCAAATAGTAGGAAGAGAGAGAGAAAAGAGTGAGAAGCTATACAATCTAGTTAGGAAAGTATACTTAATGGTAAAGAAGGAAAGAGAAGAAGGGCTTTTAAACCCTTCTCTCTGTTCTTAATCTACGCTTTGCAGTAGAATAAGTTATCACTCACAGTACCGTCACTAAATGTGAAGTTAGTATCTCCAACTACTAATGCAGGTATTTCATCTCCTTGCTTGAACTCTGATTCAAAAGTATCCCAAAAAGGATTATCAGCATTCATTGGTTGGTTATCTTCAGTTTTTGGGCTATAGATACCATACCTTGCATTAGCATTGTTTCCCATTTGAACTGTTTGAGAACCAATTGTAATTGCAGAAGAACCTGATGGTTTGTCTGAGACAATGATTGTTTTGTAAGTGGTACCGTCTGCACGCACTCCTTTGTTGATTTTGTGTAAGTAAGCCATTTTTCTTGTTTTTAATGGTTGTTGTGGATAATTACGGGGGGTTCCCCAACCACAAAAAAAAGTTGGGGAGCAATTTGTAAGAACCTTTCAAGCACGTAAAACACACAACTTTTGGATAGGGGTGGTAAATTTTTTTTAATCAGGTGGGGGGAAGGTTGAGCACAATTTATTTTTTTGGGACTTTAAATTTTAGTATATTGTTCTTATAAATGGAGTGTAACTAAAAATTAATTTACTATGTCAAACTGGAAAGATGAGCCTGAACACGACAATGGTCTCACAGAAATGGAACAATTACAACTGGATCAAATAATACTTGAGACAGCTTTTAATAACTCTTATTTAGTATTAACTAATGAGATCACTTTTGATGAGTTGTTAGGTCATAAATTTGACACCGGTCATGAAGCCGTAATGGCGTATGATCCGGAAGCGGGGCCTACAAAAGAACAATTAGAAAATATGATATATCACTTCATAGATTATGAGGCATATGAGAAATGTGCTAAATTACAAAAGATAATGGATGAAACGTATCCAAATTTTGAAGCTTAAAAGATAACCGTAAACGCTTAATATGGCAAATATACCTATATATAAAACGGATTGGGTAAATATCACACAGGTATTTAGAACCCAAACAGTAAGTGCTGAAGGAGTCATTACTTCTCTTTACACACAAACAGCACCTGCTACTATAGATAAAAATAGAATTATCGCTGTAGGGGAGTTTGTTGATATGGTTAATGGTAATGTAGTAACTGCTGCACGTGCTATCTATTATGAAGGTATACCTCCAATCTATACCACGGAAACACTAGTAACCCTTAGATCATGGGTGAATGCAATAGATTGTGGAGACTTATGTACAGACTCATGATAATAGGAGGAATAATATTTGTTTTACTGTGGATATGGATTGCATATGAGATTAAAAATGCTCCAGTAATAGATGATGAATATATGGAAAGAGATAGAAACTGGTATGTAGACCAGTACAATAGGAATAGAAGTATGAAAGACCAAGTAAAAACTTGGGAAGAGTTTAAACAAAAAACACTTAAGTCATATGGAAAAGAAAAGGACTTATAAACCATTACCAGAATATCTTTCAATAGGTCCTTCTGACATACATGGTGCTGGTATCTTTGCAAGAGAAGATATCCCTGCTGAAATAGATATGGGTATTACACATATATATGATCCAGAATTTCAACATGATTATATTCGTACTCCGTTAGGTGGGTTTATAAATCACTCGGATCAAGCTAATTGTGAATTAGTAGAAGATGATGCTGATTGTACCTATAAAAAAATAAAAACTCTCCGTAAAATAGAGATGGGTGAAGAAATTACTTTACAGTATTCTCTATATAAGTTAAAGGACTAATAAAATTATTTTCTTATAAACTTTTTTTATTTAAACTATTTATATATATTTGTAAATATGTTTAATTAAAAAAATCAATCAAATGGCAAGAACATTAAAATTAGATCCTAATATGGATCCTACTCAAGAAAAAATGAGTAAAGAAGAACTATCAGAACGTAGAGAAGAAATCACTTCATTCTATAAGGATAATATTCCACATTTAACCGTACAAGCAGAATATGAAGCTTTATTAGCTGATATAGAAAAATCTAGAGCAGAAAGAATGCAAGCTCAGATGTTTTTAGCTCAAACATATGCTGCACAACAAGAAGGAACTAAAGGTGTAGATCCTAACTCAGAAGAAGCTCAAGCTTTTAAAGAGGCAATGGAAAAAGCTGCAGAACAAGTAAAATAAAAAGGATAATTATGAGAATGCTTAAAAAAGGTGATAAGAATAGTGAAGTTCAAAAGTTACAACAAAAATTAGGATTAAGAGCAGATGGGCATTTTGGACCAGTTACAGAAAAACAAGTAATTAGATTTCAATTAACTAATGGTTTAACAGCTGATGGAATAGTAGGTTCAGATACTTGGACCTTACTATTGCAAGTTGGAACTAGTTATATGGATACCATAGATGAAGATAATGATTTATCTAGTCAATACTTTACAACTAATTATGATCAAATAATTCATAAACACTTTTTACCTAAAGGAGAATATATTGAGGGACCAGTTGAAAATAGATATATTTTCTTACATCATACTGCAGGAAATGCAAACCCATATGCTTGTATAGATATGTGGGGAAGAGATACTAGAGGAAGAATAGCCACTGAATTTGTATTAGGTGGACAAAATCATAGGAATGGTAATGATGAATATGATGGAGTCATGGTTCAAGCTTTTCCAGAAGGAGCTCAAGGATGGCATTTAGGAAGAACAGGATCAGGATTTATGAATAGACATTCTGTAGGATTAGAAATATGTAATATGGGTTATTTAGATAATGATCATAAAACATATGTAAGATCTCAATGTCATCCAGATCAAGTATGTGAACTTCCTGAAGCCTTTAAAGGTAAGTTGTATTGGCATGCATATACTGAAAAACAAATTAAAGAAACAGAAAAGTGGATCAGATATATAGGTGAAAGAGATGGAATAGATATAAGATTAGGATTAAAACAATTCATTCAAAAATATGGACCACAAAAAGGATTTGAATTTCAAGAAAATGCTTTCTATGGTAAAGTAGAAGGCCTATTAACCCATACCAACGTAAGGAAGGATAAGTCAGATTGTTATCCTCATCCTGATTTGGTAGATATGATAATGAGTTTATAATATGGCATTAGTAAATAAAGTAGATTTAAAATTAAAAGTAGATTTAGATCAGTCTATTATGTATCAGATTATGACATACTGTTTCTTTAAAGATATAGTTATAACTAATTCTGATTTAAAATTCTTAATGGAATTATCTAAAAGAGATAATATTGAACTTACTAAATTCTGCATAGAGTTAGTTAATAAGAATATATTTAAAAGTCCCCAATCAGCTAGGAATGCAATAACTAAAGCAGCCAAGAAAGGTTTATTGGAGAAGAAAGGTAATAATAAAAAAACTATATCTATTAACAAAGATATGGATATACAGAATAGTGGCTTAGTATTATTGGATTATAAAATATTAGGTAATGAATCCCAAGAAGCATAAAGAATTTAAAGAAGGAATAGCAGAAGAGGTTGGAGTTCATCCATCAGTTGTAGATGATTTTATAGCTTTTTATTATGCAAAATTAAGAAAAAAATTATCTGAATTAGATTATCCCAGAATTCAAGTAGATGGATTAGGAACATTTGTTTTAAGAAAATCTAAACTAGATAAATCTATTAAGAAGAATAAAAGTATGTTAGGGAACATAGCAAAAAGAACATATAATGGTTTTGCTAAAAGTGAAGACATACAACGTAATATTAATAATATGGAAAGAGCTATGAAGCAGATAGAGGGAAGTATATTAGCAAAAAAAGAATTTAAAAAGAAGAAGAATGGCCAATAATTTAAAAAAACTTTTAGGAGCATTTAAAAATATTGACCAGATTGCTGAAGGCATTACTAATAATATTTTTAAGAAAGAACATGTAGAAGCTGTAGCAACAGATAGATATCAAGAATGTATTAAATGTTCATTGTTTGATGCATTTGGAGAAAGTTGTTTAGCTCCAGGAACACAACCATGTTGTTCAGACTGTGGATGTAGTTTATCTTTTAAGGTGAGATCATTATCTGCAGAATGTCCAAAAGGATATTGGAAGTCATACATGGATGAAGAAACAGAAAATAAAATCATTGATCAAATAGAAAAAAATGGAAACAAATAAATATATCATAACTGAAAATAGTACAATAGTAGGAACACTAAATATGATTTGGTGTACTACAGATACTAATAATTTAAAAACTGAATATAATGGCAGTAGTATTTAAAGAGAAAGGACATGTCTATGAGAGCAATGACCAGGATAAAATATCATGGGTAAGTGTTACAGGACTTGTAGCTAAATTCAAACCAAAATTTGACAGAGATGGACAAGCTGTTAAATCCTCAAAAAACAAAAGATCCAAATGGTATGGAATGACTCCTAAAGAAATTATTGCTGCATGGGATGGTGAAACACAAAGAGCAATTACATTAGGAAATTTTTATCATAATCAAAGAGAAGCTGATATGATGGAATTCAATACAATACAAAGACATGGAACTGAAGTACCTATAATAAAACCAATAATAGATGAAAATGGATTAAAGATTGCACCTAAACAAAAACTTCAAGAAGGAGTTTATCCTGAACATTTAGTTTATTTAAAATCTGTGGGGATATGTGGTCAAGCTGATTTAGTAGAAGTAGTAAATGGTCATATAAATATTACAGATTATAAAACTAATAAAGAAATAAAAGAAAAAGGATTTACTAATTGGGAAGGTATAACTAACAAAATGTTTAGACCAGTAAATCACTTAGATGATTGTAATTTGAATCATTATAATTTACAACTCAGTATTTATGCGTATATTATTAAAAAGCATAACCCTAAACTGAAGATAGGTAAATTAACTATCCAACATGTTAAATTTAAACAAGTAGGAACAGATAAGAACGGGTACCCTATTAATGAACATGTAGATGGAGAACCCGTATTAGAAGAAATAAAAATGTATGAACTCCCATATCTAAAAGATGAAGTAAGATCTTTGATGATGTGGATAAAAGATAACCAATGAAATTAAAAGAATTTACAGCCGCAGTACCAATCCAGTCTAAGACATCAAAGATACCAACTGATTTTCAGTTTTATATGACACTGGTAACTATTGATCTTGATGATATAGCATATTTTAAACAATACTTCCATCCAGGAAGAGAAGCATTTCAAGATGATTATACTGAAGTACTAATGAAAGGAGCAGAAAAACCTATAGTACTACAAATAGCTTATAAAAAATTTAAAAAACAGATAGCATGATTGTAAAATTATTTGATATACAAAATAGTAAGCTAGTATTAACAGAGCATTGTTATGCACTACCTTTTCTTAAAAAGATTATAACTGAATATCCTGATACTTATATGCAAGTATTTCAATATATTTTTTATATGTCTTGTCCTGATCCAGATTTAAATCCTTTCTTTAATTTACCAGAACATGAGAAAGAAGATATAATAATAGATGAAATAAAGTTAGAGGAGTCTCCAGAAGATGGTAAGATAAGATATGCACTAGATACGTGTAAGACAATGTATGAAACACCTACCTATAGAGCTTATGTAGGGATTAAAGCTATGCTAGATAGATTAGCCAAGTATATGGAGGTAACCCCTATAGAGCATGGTAGAGACGGGAATATGAACTCTATGATTAATGCTGCAGCTAAATTTGAGCAGATTAGACAATCATATAAAGGTGCCTATACAGATATGAGACAAGAACAAGAAAGCTCTGTACGTGGTGGTGCAGGATTAGCTTATGACCAATTATAATAATTAAAATCAATTTAAGATGAGTATAAAAGTAATACCAGTAGGTAAGAAACTACTATTAAAGAAATGGAAAGTTGCAACTAAAACTGCATCAGGAATTATTATTCCTGAGATAGCTCAAAAGAAAGAATATAAAGGAACAGTAGTAGGTGTTGGAGCAGAAGTTAAAGAAATTAAAATAGGTGATATAGTTCAATATGCTGATTATGCTATGCCAACTCCTATGGAGCATGAAGGTGAAGAACATCTTTTAGTACAATCAGGTGATGTATTTGCAATACTAAGGGATGAGTAGGGTTATACCTACATATGACAATGATACATGGACAACTACTGAATTTAAAAATGACTTAGAATTTAGAGAGTTTATTGAGTCCATCTTTAGTGAACCAGGTAAATATGGATTCACTGAGATGGCTTTTAAATTTAATGAAGAAGCCACTAGATTTAATACAGATGGTGTATACTGCAATAGTCCTTTTAGATCTAAGGACTTTACTGCTTATTGGGAGGACCAAAAAGTTAAATGTAGAAATGGAGTAATATATAAAGAGGGAGATAAGGCTTGGTATATTACTAGAGATTATTACATGTGGTTAAATTTCTTACCTATATTTGATAAAGAAGAGAAGAAGTATGGTTTTGCTAAAGTTAGAGATGCTCAATATCATATGGCATTATATGAATGGTTAGCAGAATTAAATAATCAACATGCAGCTATACTTAAAAAACGTCAGATTGCTTCCTCATATTTTCATATGGGAAAAATTATTAATACTTATTGGTTTGAAGAAGGTAGTACATGTAAGATAGGTGCTTCTTTAAAAGACTTTATAAATGATAAAGGATCTTGGAAGTTTTTAGAAGAATATAAAATATTTTTAAATGAGCATACTGCATGGTATAGACCTAGTAATCCTGAAAAGGTTTTATTATGGCAACAACAAATAGAGGTTAAAGTTGGTAATAGAAAAACTGCTAGAGGTCTTAAGTCTAAAATACAAGGAGGATCTTTTGAAAAAAATGCAACAACAGGAGTTGGTGGACCATGTACATACTTCTTTCATGAAGAGGCCGGTATTGCTCCTAAAATGTTAGAAACTTATGAATATCTCCGTCCTGCTATGTCATCTGGAATGATGACTACAGGAATGTTTATTGCTGCAGGATCAGTGGGTGATTTAGATCAATGTAAACCATTAAAGGATATGATCATGAGTCCTGAATCAAATGATATTTATGCAGTAGAAACTGATCTAATAGATGCAGACGGAACAATAGGTATGGCTGGTTTATTTATACCTGAGCAATGGTCTATGCCACCATACATTGATCAATATGGAAACTCACAAATTGAAGAAGCTATTAAAGCTATACATCTTGAAAGAGAACGTTGGAAGAATGAACTAAATGGAGAACAATTTCAATTAAGAATATCA